TCCTCGTTCTGCTGCCATTTGTCTTAGTTTTGCTTCAATGGCCATATCTTCTCTAGCTTTTCTCATGGTAGCCATTTGTTCTTCTCTACTTTTACCTGTGAGTTTGGCTTGTAAATCCATTTCCATAGCTAGGGCATGTGCAGATTCAATAGCAGCTTTTCTACTTGCTGCATCGTCCTTTTCGCTCATTCTTCTAGTATGCATTTGCATAGCTAGAATCTCATTTAATTCTTTGTTATTAAAACCAGCTTGTCTTAGTCCATCAACATAACCGCTGGCCATAAATTCTTCACTGAGTTTAGCAAATGCTTCTGCCCCTCTAGTTACACTGCCGCCAAAAGCTAAGAAACGACCACTGTTATTTTTCATTACTTCTGAAAATTCGTCTAAATTTAAACGCATTCCCTTGCTAGCTATGGCCATGCCAGCTATATCGTTACTGAAACTTACACCAGATTTACTCAAATCTTGGAATGCAGTTAGATTTGGTTTTATTATTTCTTGAAGTTGTGATAGTGCAGAACTAGCTAATCCAGCAGCTCCTTGAATTAAACTTAGACCTTTACTAAAAGGATTTAAATTATCAGTTGCTTTACTTAATGCTTCAGAGAACGGTCCTGCTGTAGATGCAGATGCAGATGCAGTGCCTGGAACTGTACCTCTCATACTTTTAGCTATTGCATCAGCTAAAGTTTTTGCAGATTCTTGCGATAATTTAATTTCATCCGCCATATTTTTTCCTGAAAAAATGCGTATATAAATACTGTATATTATATTTATCGGATCAAAAATGGCATTAACTAACCCTTTACAAAAGTATTTTAGACAACCTAAAGTTTATATTAAGCTTCCTAGCAAAGGTTTAAACTATGAACCAGGTGTGTTAGCAGGCGATTATAACAATGTTCCTATCTTTGCTATGACTGGAATGGACGAAATAATTTATAAAACTCCGGATGCGCTGTTTAGCGGAGAAGCTACCATACAAGTCATACAAAGTTGCTGTCCTTATATAACAGATGCTAGTAAAATACCTAGTACTGATATAGAAGCTTTTATACTAGCTATAAGAATAGCAACATTTGGAGAAAATATTAATATAGATAAAGTTTGTGCTAATTGTGGTACCGAAAATAGTTACGAAATCCCGTTAACACAATTATTAGAACACTATAATAGTATAACTTTTGAAAATACACTGAAAATAAATGATGAAATCAGTATCAGAATACGTCCGTTAAAGTATTCAGAGATGAATCATTACAGTGTAGAAAATTTTAAACTACAAAAAACCTTAGGACAATTAGAAACTATTCCCCAAGAAGAACAACAATCATACATCAATCAAATTTATAAGGACCTAGCAGATCTACAATTGGACTTATTTTTAACTAGTATAGAAGCTGTAAGAGTAGAAGAAGAAACAGTTACAGATAAAGAGTTGATTAGTCAGTGGTTAAAAAATTCTGACAGAGATTTATTTGCTAATATTAAAACTATATTCGAAAAAAACAGAGAAGATTGGGCTGCGCCTAAACAAAAAGTAGTTTGTTCAAATTGTAAAACTGAAAGCGATATTGATATTGTATTGGATCAATCAAATTTTTTCGCCTAAAGCTTTTAACAATGAGTAATTCTGACATTATAGAATATGTTAAAAGCTTAGAGAATATGCAAAAAGATATCAAAGACGAAATATTTCGAATCTCTTGGTATATGCGAGGCGGAGTGAATAGTCAAGATCTATTTCATATATATGGGTATGAAGATAGACAGATTATTAATCAAATTATCAAAGAAAATATAGAAACTACTAAGAAAACTCAGATGCCTATTCTTTAAATCGGTTTAATAGGTTCTTGTCCGGGTCTTACAGGAATATCGGCTAATGGGTCTTTTAATTTGAGTAATTTAGCTGTGGCTCTAGCACCTTGCACTCTAATTTCATTTTGTGTGCCAGGTACTAAAAATCCTTTTTCGTCAGTGACCATCATGCCACCTACAAAGATATAATTGTCATCAGTATATCTTACATGTCTTGGCCATGTTTCAGAAGTTTCAGGGGGTGGCGGAGGTTTACTATCAGGCTGTGCTGCTTGTCCTGTGCCGCTTTTTTCTTTACGAGTTTTTGCATCAGCATAATAATCGCCTTCTTTACCTTGGACAGTATTATATGCTTGCTGTAATTTATTTGCCACAGCATCCGTAGGTTTTCCGAAGTATCTAATTACTTCGTAAAGGTATGTACTAAACCATTTTTGTCCTTCGGTGCTTACTATCCATTTTTGCAACCATATAAAAAACGCTTCAGAAGCCGCAGCAGCAGCGATACTTGCACCTAAGGAAGCAGGAGCACTTACTACGGCTAAAGTATTTTTCATAAATCGTAAAAATCGTGTGAGCAATAAAGCATTAGAAGTAACTTTAATCACAGTAGGTGCGATTGCTGCTGTATTAAACAACCCCCAAGCGAATTCTCTTCCTTCTTCTAGTTGAGTTTGGTCTATTTCTCCTTTCTGATACTTGTCATCTAACACATCCGTGGTAGCCCAAGTTTCAGTAAGTATTTCCCAAATACCAAACAATCTAAAAAGGGTTTTTAATTTCCAGCCATATTTTTCGCCTAAAATCTTTTCTCTGCCAGCTAACCATTTTTGATTTCTTCTTGCTCTTATTTTAGCATTATCTACAATTCTAGCTATAGGATTCTTATTAGTAGATTTTGCAGTAGGAGTGTTCGGTCCCTTTACCACTCTTTTAGCTGTGTTTGCTTTTTTAGGCGATGTTGTAGAACTAGTAGTTGGAGTAGAAGAAGTAGTAGCAGCAGGAGGTGCTGGAGTTGCTGTACGCGATCCTGCAGGCATAATTAATCCAGAAGTACTTCCAGGAATAGGCTGTGTTGCTACACTAGGTTGTTCAACGATGATATCAAATACTTTCATAATTCATATTTATTAAAGATGAACTACGTTCATCTGCATATCGCTGTCGCTCATGCTGATTAGTATCTTATTTTTAGTGCGAAGCACTTAGATATTATCCAGATTGTTCAGTCACACTTTGCCCAGACACGGGCAAAGAAAAGACATTATCCGAGTTGAACATTGTCACTTAGCGTTACAGCATTACAGAGGCGGTCGTCCGGTACCTCGAGCTGCGTCTTTATACGACGGCGGTATACAAGAATACGCTAACATCATTGTATACGTGCAGGTTCTCCCTGCTCTTTTAGCCTTTAATGTCCATAAACAACCAAACAGCAGGACTTAAGCTGTCATCATCCCTAAGGGTAGTGGTTGAGTACTCTCAACGGCAAGAGATTTCCATCCCTGTGACTCAAAGTCCAGGTATCCGGGCGTACGAAATTAGCCTACGCTAGCTTTAACCGTTTAGTTGTTTGCCTTTGATATGAGAGCCGTGTACCCGAACACTGATCTGACCATTATAATAATCGTCGGATTCTAGTACTCGTCTTGTGAATTGTTCTCTTGCCTCGATGTAACTACATTCTGCTTTACTTTTACAATAAAAAAGTATTTCTCTGTGAAATTTGTCTGTGCCTAATTGTTCTACATCTTTGTTAAGTTCATCGTTTGAGCCATAGTATGTTTGCCAGTCTGAGTCTATTTTTGATTTAAGACGCTTCTTTTTTTTATTGCCATTCTTTAATTTGACTATTTTATATGTAGTTTTACTAAATTTTGCCAGTTTTTTGCCTATATACATACGTCCTGTAGTTGTATTGGTAATGCAATATACAAATCCTATACAATCTTCAGGAAGTTTCGTTATTAGTTGACTCTGGTAATACCACGACATCAACTTGTTTAGTCTTTTTTAATTGTGCCTTACGTCGATTTGATTCTGTTTTAAGTGGACTGCCTTTATATCTGATGTCTTTTCTGCCTTCTTGTATCTCTGCTCTACGTTGACGAGCTATAATTCTAATTTCTGCTAAGATGTTTCGACATCGGATACCCGAAGCATGTGTTTTTTTACTTTCCCAATCTTGATTTTGTTTAAAATATTCTCTAAACAACGACATTAAATGTTCGTGTGTATCCATTATTCAGTAATATCTAAGTCTGTACTATAGCTAGTGAAGCCATTTTCTTTAATAACTTTAAGAACATTGTTTACCCTGCCAATTAGTTCATCCTTATGACTAATCAAATATATATTTTTATTACGTTCTCGTGCCATTTTCTTTAATACACTTAGAGCATTTTCTACACCGCTAGCATCTAAACCGTTATCGATCAATTCATCCACAAATAGTAAATTGATATTTTGGTATAAGCTTTCCCAAACGTCTCTAAAGCTCCAGCTTAATCCAAGAATGAGTCTGTTACGTTCGCCTCTGCTGAGATTATCAAAATCCAAATCTTGACCTAGTTGGGTAATTTCTACATTTAAGTCGTTTAAGAAAGTTACTTGATGAGGTAATCCCATTTTGTCAAGATAATAAGTTAGTCTATTGTTTAGATAAGCAAGATTTTGATCTATAATCTTTTTACGTATAAAACTATCCTTATTTGTCAACAGTTTAAGTAAGAATTCTTGATGTTCTTTTAGAGAAGTATATTGATTTATTTGATCCCAATCAAGTATCTGCAAAGCAGTATTTTTTAAATCTTCTATTTGTTCAGTATAAGGGTCTACTTCCTGCTGGCGTTTGCCCAGTGATTCTTCTAAACTGTTTAAATTATTTTGATGACGTAATGCTTCTTCTATAGTATCATAAAAAGTCTGTGGCCGTCCATTTATATCGCCTATTTCTTCTAGTTCTTGAATTATTGTAGCATAGCTATCGCTTACTCCTTGTAAAAATATATAGGAGTCATCTAAATTCTTTTTAGCTAGAGAAATCATGTCTTGATGTTTATCGTTATGCAGGTCTTGTTCGCATGCCGGACATTTATTATCAGCTAGTTTTTCTAATTCTTTTTTATATTTGTTAACTGTTTTATCAGCTTGCATTACACTAGTTTCTAGTGTTGCTTTTTGTTTATTTAGATTTTTAATTTTAGTATTAAGATCGTCATAAGTTTTAAGTTTAGCATGTAGTTCTAATTCTTTTTCAATATCTACTGATTGTAGTTCTATGATTTTTTCTGCTAACTTTAAACAATCAGACTGTTGTTGATTTAGCCACGCAGATTTTCTGGTTTCTAACCCTGAAATACTCTGTTCAATTTTTTCGTTAGATTTTTTAGCAGCCTCTATATTTGCATTTTCTTGTTGAATTAGATCTTTAGTAGTTCTAATTTGTTCTTTAAGCAGCTCTGCCTTCTCACTTAATAATGTAATTCCTAATAGTTGTTCAATTATTTCCCGTTGATCATTAGCCCTCATGCTTAAAAAAGGCTCTGTATATGTGTTCAATGCTACTACATGTTTGAACATATCGTGGCTCATGCCTAGCAGTTCATTGAGATCCTTTTGTGTTTCTCGCATATCTCCCTGACTGTCATCAGATTCTTCTGAGTCTTGTTCTACATCGTTGATATAAAATTTTAAGACAGTAGGTTTTCGACCACGTTCTATTCGATAATCTACTCCATCTTTTTCAAAAGATAAAGTAACCAACATGTTTTTATTGTTTATTTTGTTAATAAGATTATCTTTTTTAATATTAGTTAATGCATTGCCAAAAAGTGCATAACTTAGTGCATTAACGATGGTAGTTTTGCCTGTACCGTTACGACTACCACTGTCATCTCCCCCCATGTCTAAGTTTTCGCCTAAGACAAGTGTAAGTTGTTCTCGCTCAAAGTCAACAGCCTGGGTTTGATTACCCACACTCATGAAATTCTTCACAGATAAATTTTTAATTCGAATCATAAATTATTATAGATTGAAAGCAGTATTTTACTATCATATGTTTCGCTGTCAATATTAACCAGTTGACTAGTTACTATTTGATCTACACTTTCGAATGATTGTATGTCTATACTATTGTTTATTTCAATTTCTTTCTTTTCAGGTATCAGTGTAAGTTCTCTGATATCGTAGTCGCCCATAAATTTTTCTTTAATAAAACTTGCTTCTTCGTAGCTAATATCGATATCTAAACTAACACGTAAATGTGCTTTTGGTAGTATGATCTCGTCTGCACGATCAATCAGTTCGCTTAATTTAGTAGTTCTAAATGTTGGTTGATCAGTCCAAATATGATATTCAGGATCTTTACCCCATTCTAATATCATCATTCCGCGATCGTCGTCCCAGTTGTCTGCATAGTTGTGGGGAAAAGTATTGCCAATATAGATCATATTTTTTTGTTGCTGACGTTTATGAAAATGTCCACTAAAGCCTAATTCATAATTTTGAAAATCTTTAAGTTGAATTTCTCCATGATCGGGCATTTGCACCATAGCATTCATAAAAAAGGTAGGCAATTCAAAATGACCAAATATATACTTGCCTCCTTTTTTACTGATATTACGCCATTCGTCACCAACTAGCCAAGGACACATAGTTACTTCGTCGATGGTAATTGGATTGTGTATGACCGTGACCCCCGGAATGTATTTTCCAAACTCCACTGAATGTATATCTCGTTTATCTTTATAATACAAATCATGATTGCCAGGAAAAAAGAAAAATTGATCAAAACTACTACCAAGTTTCTCCAAAGCTCTGAGACTGTAATCCATAGTAGT